GGGATGCCCGCGCCAGGATAAACCATGCTGCCGCCAGAGCCGTTTGCGGCTGCGGTAATTCGGCCTTGGGCATCAACTGTGATGTTGGCAGAAGTGTAAGCGCCTGCTGTAACAGCTGTGTTGGCCAAAGAAATAGTGCCCGATGCTGTAATGGGGCCGCCAGTCAAGCCTGTGCCTGTAGCCACGTTTGTAACCGTACCGACACCGCCTGCGGCAATCCACTCAGCATCAGTTGCGCCAGTGTTAACCGCCAAAACTTTGCCTGCGTTGCCGGTGTAGGACGGCAAGATGTTGCCACGCGCTTGAGACGCAGAAGCTGCGCCCGTGCCGCCATAAGACAAACCAACTTCAGTGCCTTTCCAGACACCAACAGTTACTTCACCAGAGTCGTTGATCACAACACCAGAGTTTTGAATAATCTTGCCAGTTGTGCTGTCAAACCTAGCAACAGCGTTGTCGGTGCTAGATGCAGGGCCAGTTACATCACCAGTACCACCAGCAACTGAGTTGATGGTCTGATTTGGCCATGCACCACTGATCGTGACATTTGTGCCTGCAACCAGTGCGGGCGTGTTTGTTCCTGTGCCGCCATTGACCACTGGCAAAATACCAGAAGCCTGCGCCATTGGCACATTGGTGGCGTTGGTCAGATTGACCGCCGTGGGTGTACCCAAATTGGCAGAAGTCAGCAAGTTGCTGACCGTGATCTTTTTGGTTGTGCTGCTTTGGACTAAGGGAATTTCTTCAGTCCCTGCCAGCGGCGTGGAGGCGGCTGGCAGTTGAGATATTTTTACGTCTGCCAAGATATGCCCCTTATTCGTAAGAGATTGTGGCTGAAACTGTGCCGCTGATCACAACGTAAATACCTTTGTTCACATACAAACCTTGAAAAAAGTTGTGCATGGTGTTTCCGGTAGGCGTAAACGTCGCCAAAACTACGGGGTCAGATGTGCTAGAAGTAGATGAATCATAGACCGTGATAGTAGGCGTGCTAGAAGCGCTGCTTACAAAAATACCGTTGAGTTTGCCAGCGTCACGTTTAATTTGTGCGGTGGCTGTGATGGCGGTGTAGTTAGACATGGTGGCTCCTTATGCCAAGAAACGAAGTTTGTATAAAGTTCGAAGATAAACCTCAATGATATTATCAATCAATTGTTGTAAGGTTGTATCACTTTTATCGCACACTTCATACCGTGCAGCCTCAACTTGGGCAAGTGAATCTTCCAAAAACTCAATAATATTGGTTGTTTTTTTAGGCGAATTTAAAGTGATTGGCCCAATAAGACCATGCCTGCCTTGATAGGTTTCAGCAAAGTCATCAGCCACACCAATAATGCGTTCGTAGAAAATGTTAAGGGCTTGATGTTTAGAGTAACTGCGGGTGTTTAAGTGAACACTGTGCGCAACATCTCTGGCCAAAAACAATAAACCTAAAAAATCAGCGGCTTTCATTGTGGCATTCCCATTTGTTGTTCAGGCATCATTGGTTGCTCTGGCATTTCTTCAGCCTCACGCACGCTTGGCATCATCATAACTTGTGACTCCATGGCCGCAGCCACCACGCCCATGGCAATGTCTTGGATCTGTTCTTCAGTCATACCGGCTTGAACTGCGCTAATACGCTTGGTTTCTGCGTCGTATGCCTTGATCTGAGCCTCAAATTCTTTGCGCTCCATGTCTTGCATTTCAATGGACTGGCTGACATTCTGAAGCATCTGGTGCATTTGCTCCATTTCCTGACCCATGGCCTGCATCTGCATTTGGGCAGCTTGCAATGCTGGGCTTTCGTCACTGTCTTCCAAGAACTTAGGATCAATGGTTTTTTGGAATCGCTTGGCCATCTCTTGTGCGCCAGGCCAGTCCATGTTCTTCACAAACAAATCACCCGCCACAGACCACAATTGTGGGTTGCCTTGCAGAAGTTGAGCCATGGCTTCCAATGCTTCTTGGCGTTTAGTCGCGTAGCCTGGGCCTGTTGTGGCCACCACGTCGTACTTACCGACACCAGGGTTGTAGATTTTCTCAATCACAATCCCTTGCTCGTCCACAATCTTTTTGACGGGTTCAGGTTGTTCAGGATTGATCTTGACCATCTTGGTTTCGCCGTCTTCACCAATGATTCGGGCAATGCGTTGTGTGTCGTAAATCTTGGGGATTAAATCAACAAGCTGACGTGCAACATGCCTCACCGCACGGGTTAGGTTGTCGCCATAGTGGTATGTGCCAACATCACCCTCGCGCTGACGGGCCAGAATGGCTTTACCGCTGCGCTCGTTGGAACCCATGCCAAGACTTGCGTTGTATTGGCCAGTTGTTGACTTAATGTCTTCAGAGGCGCCAGCTTTGGCCTGTAATAAACCACTTGAGGCCATCGGAGGTTGCGCTCTCTGAGGTAAGGGCAGAACTGCACCTTGTCCATCAGTCACATCAGGGTTTACCTCTAGATAAGGCCAGTTGTTTGTGTTGGCCGTCTTCCACTTGTCTTCATAGCCCTCAAACTGGCCGCCGTAACCAATGAACGGTGCTTTAGGCGCCAAGGCAAGCATTTCAGCCTCTTGTGACACCCAATAGTTGTACATGCGCTGGGCATCTTTGGCATTTCTGACCAAACCTGACACATACAAGCGGCCATCAACCTCAAACTCGTTGCCAACCACGCGAATGACGGGAATCCATTTGCCAGCCCAATCGTTCTGCTCAAGAATCTCATACCCGTTGATCTTGCAGTATTTGACTTTGGGGTTAACCGACTCACGGGTGCGCTTGGGCTTGCCGTAAATCATCTTGAACTGCTTGTCTTCAGCCGTGCCTTCAAAAGCGGTCTGCCCGCCTGGGTACATGTTCAGTTTGGCTTTTTCGTAGTCAATGTAGTAGTAACTGGCAATGCGTACAGTGTCCTCATTAAGCCAGTTGCTGATTGACTGATCACCTACACCAAGGGACTGGAGCGTCGAGATAGGCGCAGCGTCTGGGTACTGGCGTTCGTACTCGGCTTTGGTCAAGTCTTCGGTGATAAAGCAATATTTAGCGTCTGCACCAGTTGGGTCTTGGATCAGGGGATCCATGTACACCGAAAAACTGTTGCGAATGCGGCCAATCTTGATGTCTTGGTCAAACGTGTTAGGTTCGCAGTATTCGGTCATCAGGGTGATGTAACCCTCACCGTAAGCCACTTGGTTTTCGCATGCTGTGTCATAAGCCACATCAGCATCTGAGATGTATTCAATGTGGCGAATCATGCCGTTGAAAATCTCAGCCACTTGCACGTCAGCGTCGTCGTCTACGGGTATGACTTTGGCGCCTGGGCGGTTCTGACGCATGTCATTCGTCACTTGACGAACGTGTTGGGGAAGTTTATTGATCGTCAGTGTCGGCCTAGCGTTGATTGTCTGACCCTGCACCGCACCACGGGTGGCCAACACGTCGGCTGGCCACTGCCAATGGTTATCAGGTGAGCCTGCATAGAAGCGCAAATCATCAATTTCGTCTTCGCGGCTCTCAGCAAGGGCAGAGACAGCCATGTCCAAACGTGCGCGTGCGACGGTCAGTATGTCAGAGTCACTCTTTGGGGGTTTGCCACCAGCTGCTACATTAGCAGCTGCAACCATGCCTGTTGGATCTGCCATGTTATTTCTTCTTTGCCGTTTTGGCAGAGTCTTTAAAATCTTTGGCCGTTGGCGCGTTTTTGCTGCCAGGCTTGTTCATCTTCTCGCCAGAGCCTTGCTTAATGCGCTCTTGTTTGGCGTGAATATTGGCATAAAGCCCAGGTTTAGTAGCCATATATCAACTCCCCATCCATGAGGTTGTAACCGATGCACGATTCTGAGTTAGAACGCGAGAATTTTTGGCATTGTACTCTCTGTGAGCCACAGGGAAAGCAAACGTTACACATATTGCATCCGCAGCATCAGGAGAGGCCAAGCCTCTTGCCTTCATGTCCTTCTTTGACTCCAAAAAGATCGTGCCCTTTGAATCTGGCTTGATCATAGGTGAAATTAAATCAGTTTTCAAGAACCTATCTTTAGGAATACTAGCACTTTTCAGCCAATCCTTCATTTTTCCCCACATTTCGGCTCTTTTATTGCCATACATGATCGGATTTGCTGATTTATTGCCAAAGTTGACACCTTT